GCCTGTTGCAAGATCGCCCAAGTATTGATGAGTATAAGATGTAACTTCTGGAGAGGGTGTTACTGCATCAGATGGAATTTGTGTATTATCATCTGCTAAAGCAAGCTCTGTATCTGATAATTGACCATCTCCTTTATCTGTCTTATTTGATACATTATCATAATCTTCTACTTCCTCGGGCTTAATATTTACATTAGATTTTCTCTTCATTGCATCGGGTATAGGGAGTAAGTTAGGAGCATATTGAATAGGTTCTCCTAAGTTACCCGGTACAGTACAATGATGAGAATAACGACCGCCTCCAGTATCAAGGGCAATATCTAAATTAACTGCGAGAGAAGAAGTATCATCATTAGCCGGATATCTCGCTGGCATGGTATCTTTAATTCCAACTACTCTTACATGTAGGCCTGAATCAATCATTTGATCTATAAGTTGTTGAGTATTGCTGCCTAATTGTCTATAAGCATCTGAGCTCTTAAAATTATCGTTAAACTTAAAAACATCACCTACGAGAAAGCCTCCTCGCTCATATCTTCTCATATACGATTCGTGTAAATTTACAAATTTTTTTTCGGCCATATGATTATTTATGCCAGCTTGCAAAGAATCATACAGTTTTAGCTATCTTTAAGAAAGAAACGTAAAGTATGGTAAGCTTGAAAGATTTCAATATCTTCTGCATCTGCTGGTCCTAGACTTTCTTCAAGTTGAAACGAGTGAGAAGTATTAACATCTTTTTCTATAATCCAACGACCGTTTCCGTCATCATGTAGTTCAGCTGTAACCTTGCCTTGATTAGGATGTGGGAGCTTAAGCTTTTTATGAACTTCTACTTCAATAGTATTAAGAATATCATGCAACGACACATCTACATTTACATCAGTTTTACCAGCTAACTTCATACGTAATTATATTATAGTTCCTTAATCTCTATTTACCACTGTGGTATTAAATATTATTGATGGCCCTTATAAAATTAACAGATATATCTGTAGACAAAAGCGAAAATAATGCTCTTGAAAATGGGTACTTATTTAAAGATCTTTTATTAGATCTTGAAACGTCTGTTTTTTATAATGAGCAATTAAACAAGAGTATCACTCTTAAAGATGTTCAAGGTCTCTTTGATCTAGATTCTATTAAAAATAGTATAACTAATATATTTTTAACTACACCAGGTCAAAAAATATTGAGCCCTGAATTTGGAATTAATCTTAGAAGATTTTTGTTTGAGCCTATAACAAATTTTACTGCTTATAGAATAAAATCTGACATAGTTAATAAATTACCAGATATGGAGCCTAGAATAGAACTTGAAGAAACAGATGTAATACCAGTTCCAGATGAACAAGAGTTTTTTATTACATTACAAATAAACGTCCCGTCTTTAAATGTATATGGGATATCAATAAAATCGTTATTAAATAGTAACGGATACTACGTCTTATAATTATGCCTACTGAAGAAACAACTAATGACTTTTTAGATTTTAACTTACCGCAAGATGCGTATGTTGCTTTTGATGCTGTAAGTTTGAAAGAATATATTATTGATAGACTTAACACCAATGAAAAATTTACTGATCAAAAATTTGATGGAAGTAATTTAGCTGCGGTTATAGATATTATAGCTTATTCTTATCATGTGCTCCTTTTCTATTTAAATAATACTTCATCTGAGGTAAATTTTGATCAAACTACCTTATATGAAAATATGAATAAGATAGTTAAGCTTATTGGTTATAAACCTACTGGTAAGCAAACTTCTATAGTACCTATTGAAGCAACTGCAACCTCTTCTTTAGCACCAGGTAATTATACTATCAAAAAGTATTCTTATTTTCTTGCTGATAATATTCAATATAATTTTTTAGATGATATTTCATTTTCTAAAACTACTACAAGTGATGAATTAATACAAGAAATTAGTGATGATGTAATTTTATATCAGGGTACTATAAAAGAGTATCCCGATTATACTGCACAGGGAGAAGATTTTGAAGTATTGCCTATAGTAGTTAAAAATATAATTGATAAGAATGATGATAAATTTATAGCTGATAATACTTTAAGTGTTTTTGTTAAAGAGATAGATACTAATACATATTTTGAATATAAACAAACTGACAGTCTATATTTAAATACTTCAGTAGATAGAGTTTATGAAATACGATTAAATGAAAATGGTTATTATGAAATAAAATTTGGTAATGGAGTATTTGGTAAAAAATTAGTAGAAGGAGATACCGTATCAGTAAATTATATTTTATCTGATAACGTAAAAGGTATTATAAGCAAAAATATAATTAATGGAAATGCTTTAAATGTATATGATTCTGCTAGACAGAGACAAATTTTTAACGATACTTATAATAATAAAGATGAAACAATATTTTTAGATATAGCTAATAGTTCATTAGTTAATTTTTCAAACCCTCAACCTTCTTCAGCTTTAGCTTCAGAAGAAACAGTAGATGATATTAGAGCTAATGCACCTAAGATTTTCTCTTCACAATTAAGATTAGTTACTACTAATGATTATGAGTCGTTTATTAATAAAAATTTAGCTAACGTAGTAAATAGCGTTAAAGTAGTTAGTAATGAAACTTACATTAATGAATATATACAATATTTTTATAATATATGTGTTGATCCTAATAAAGTTAACAGAGTCATACTTAATCAAGTAAATTTTGCTGATGCCTGTGATTTTAATAATGTAAATGTTTTTGTAGTACCTAAATTTAATATAACTTCTGATAAATCTTATCCAGAATTTTTACCGGGGTCATTTAAAAATGCTTTAGTTAATGAAACTAAAGATAGAAAAATGGTTTCTAATAACGTAGTACCGAGAGATCCAGTTTATATAGCATTTGGTTTAGGTATAACTAATGAAAGTACTTTAACTACCAACATACTAGATGAAACTTCTTTAATAATTTACAGAGAAACTAATAATAAGATAAATAAAAATACTTTAAAGTCAAGAGCTAGTGCATTAATCAAAGAATTCTTTTTACCAGAAAATAATAAATTAGGACAAAATTTAAATCTTATTCAATTAACTAATGATATATTATCTCTTGAAGGAGTAAAAAGAATTGAAACAAAGAATGAAAATACTGGAGATGCAATTAACGCGATATCCTTTTTAGCGTTCAATCCACTATATGAAGAGAGTGATATTGAATTAGTCAATCAAGATTTATCGTTACCATTTTTTAAATTTCCATATTTATATTCGCCAATGTCAATAGCTAACCGAATAAAGGTTTTAGATGAGTAATATAAAAACAGTTTACGCTTTTTTTGATGTAGTAGATTATGCTGGGGAAGCTAAACTTTCTTCATATAATTTAGATATAACACCATTAATTTTTAAAGCTAGGATACCTAGTAGTGATAGAGATCCTGCCCTTAATAATTTAAAAGTTACTTATGATTTTGGGGATGGTAATTTTGGTCATAGCTTAACCAGTTCACATGTATATGAATACCCAGGATCATATAATGTAAGAATGGTTTTAAGAGATTGTAATAATAATGCTATATTAGCTTCATATTCTGACGATGTTATTATTCATGATTACTTAACTAATACTTTTACTATTACTGGTAACTTAGGAGTTCGTCCTGAAGTAGTAACTTTAAATGCCGGGGAATTTTCTAATTCATTAACAGTATTTTCTCAAACTCCTTATTATCAAAATTTTCAAGATATATTTTTCTCAGTATCAGCAGCTGATTCAGAAAATTATTTTAATTTAGCAAAAAATAAAAATAACAAACTTAAAAAGTATAATTCATTTTATGATAAAAAATATTTGCATACCCTTTCTTCTTTTGAGCATGTTGAAATAGATAAAATATCTTTATCTTCAGCAAATATTTTTGCTAAAGTAAGTAGCAATGGATCAAGTAATATTTTAGTTAACTGTTTAAGTACTGAACTTAGTAGTACTTTTGTTGGAGCTACTGGAGAAAAAATTATTTTCTTTAAAACTGATGAGCAAACTAATCCTTACAAATATATAGATTTAGCGTTTTTCAAAGATAAAAATAATATAGTTTCTAAAGGTATGTTTGGTTTTAGAAATAATGATTATAATAATAACTTTAATATACTTCTTTCGTCATTTGTTAATAGTACATCAGCTCAAGTATTGAGCAGTATAAAATTTAGTTCAAATGGAATTACTGGAGAAGGATCTGAAGAAACTGATCCTTTTAAAATAAGCGATACCCAATATAAGGGATTAGGTATACCGTTTGTTTTAACTCCTAAAAATAGTAATAATTTTACTATGAAAGCTCTTTCAGCTGGTACTCCTACGTTTGAGGTATTGTCGGGTACTACCCCTTATCTAGCTCCTGGAGTATCTGGTGTTTCAATAGCTACAGGTATAAGTTCTCAATACCACGTTATTTCAAGCTTATCTGATAGTTTATCAGATATTGATACTAATTTTTGGTATAGGGGGTTATTTACATTTAATGATAATCTTTCAGGTTCTACTTCAGTCATAACCTTAAGCGTAAGAAACGTGTACGCTACTCCTACTGTAGAAACTACTTCATCATTTTTATCAGCTCTAAGTGGGGCAACATCTTTTACTTGCTATCCTAAGAATTTTCACAACTTTTATAAACTTAATGAAAATTTTGATTTTGAACAAACTTTAAAAGATTTAAGATTTCAAGAAATATTATTAGATAAAGAAATATTATTTACTGATTTTATGGGTACTATTTTTGGAGACATTAGTAGTAGATACGACGTATTGGGTAAAACTATTTGGGAAAAAATACAAAACTTTGTATCAAATAATAGTGATATCGATACTTGTGATTTAAATTCACTTATAAATTTAAATGATTTAGTAAACGAAGATGGTTTAGTATTTGATAGATCTTTAGTTCAACAGCCAGCAGATTTATCCAGATTAATGAGTTTGTTTAGCGTTAATCATAATAGATTTACTGGGGCTAAAAATAAATTTGATTCTAATTTTGATAGTAAAGGAAGAACTGTTAAAGATACATTCGGTAGAAACTTAGGTGATAGGATAAGTACATTAACATATGAAGTTACTGCAGGAGAGGATATAGTAGCTTATGAAAAATTTAGTGATTCATATATTCGTCTAAATACCTTTCAACCATTATGCTCTTTAAGTGGTCAAGCATTATCTCCTCATCCAGCATCTTCAAATACATATATGCTTAGTTCAATTAGAACTGAGTCGCATAGTGTTAGCAGTGGTTCTTTTTGGGGATGGCCTTTAGTTCTGCCTTCTACATATACAGTATCTGATATTGATAGATTTTATGAGTTTTATAGCTTGTCTGCAGTTTTTGAAGATTCTGTACAAAGCAGTTTGATAGATTATAAAAACGGATTAACTACTGTGCCGTTTTCAACACCTCTTAGTAGTTTAGAAGGTGATAATAATATTTTTGATATTATGATTAGAAACTCTTTATTTACTAGTCTATCCCTGTTCTAAGGATAAATATGTATAATGGCGACAAATGTTGTAAGAGGTTTTCCGCAAGTTAATTTATCGATTACTAATTCAAATGTAAATCGTTCTGATGCTTTAGATAAATTTGCTCCTTATTCTTATTTAGAATTTATACAGACTGTAACAGAAGCTTATACCCCTGAAACTTTAGTAGATTTCTATAATGAATATATTAATCGATGGAATAAAAAAACAAACTCGAAAGACATTGATCAAAAAACTCAAATAATAGATAGATATAAAGATTTTCTAAAAGATATTACTCTTAATTTTACTACTAATGCTGAAAGAGTATATCTTTCAGAAATTAATTTCGAAGACCCTTATGATCTTCAAATTGCTATGTCTTTTTATAGTAAAAAAATAAGAGATATAATCAAATACTATAAGAAGAAAAGAGAAAATCTTCATTATTCAACTACTAAAGCAAGATTAAAAGGTAGTTCGTTAGGAGCTGATCAAGCAGCTATTGATTTAGTAGTTAACTTTTTAGAAAATAGGGATACAGCATCTATTGATTATGATATAAATCATATAAAAGAAAATTTAACAGTATCGTTAACTGAATATTTTGATAACTTTGCTAATTATTTTAATAGAGAGCCTGATAGTAAAGAGTTTGGTTTAAATTTTAAAGAATATGATCCTGCTAGCCCTCCTGAAGATAATATATTTCTAACTGAGGATAAAGATCTCATAAGACAAGTTTTTATAAATCTTAGAAGAGATATAGTAAATTTAAAAGAGCCAAAAGATCTTTTTAAAAATAAAAGAAATCAAACTAAAAAATTTATAGGTACGGATTTTTATTATTTGTCAACTGATAGTAACGGGGTACCTAATATAGATAATAATGGGCAACCACAAATACTTTTTAAAGCTGATAAGCCTTATGCTAATTTTGTAAACCAAAATTACCCTTCTACTGCTTCAATATTCTCTAATGATATTGTAAGTGAAAGAGATTTAGGATTTTTTAGACCTCATAATTCATCTATAGTAGCTATTCAAGGAAAACGATTACAGTTTTTTACTTTAACTAAATACGAGCCTGATCAATTATATGTTTTTCCTGACCCATCACTCTACACTAATACTCAAAATATTTTAACATTTATTGTAGATACCTCTCGTTCTATTAATAATAGAAGTAAAGGAATAGCCGTTAATCAACCTAATACTGATAAAGATAGTACTTCGTTCTTAGGATATAATTCAGAAATAGCAAATGATAGAAATTTAGATACTGATTTATCATTTTTATATGATCAAGGATATGTAGAAGATAGTAAAAAAGATCTTTTTGGTAATATTTTTGGTTTAGTTAAAGATGATAATTACTATAGAAGTAATTTAGAATTAGAATCACCTGTTAAAATTAAAAGCTTATTAATAAATGGTTATCAATTTTTTGATGATCTTTATGGAGAAGGCTATGGCTTTAATTATGAAACTGAAGATAGTTCAACCTTTACAGAAACTATAAGATCAGGATTGACGTCATTTACAAATGGTTTAAATGCTGCGGGAGCATCTTCCCCTAATCTTCCATTATCAACTTATAATTTATTTTTTAGATATTTTAATCCTTATCAGGACCTTAAAACTCCTAACAATTTTTTACAAGTTGATTATGATAGACCAGAAAATTTAGAAGTTGAAGCTGATGTTAAAGAAGGTGCTTACTTTGTTTTTAACGATAATGAAACTTTAGCTGATCCTATTAGATCAGGGTTAAGTGCATATGATACTAGCAGTGATCAATTTTATTTTTCAGATTTAGTTGATGGAGGAGTAGGTGATATTGATGGAAGTACTATTTTTAGAGCACTATGTGATAGCACAAATACTTGGTCGTCCAGTTTATCAGGTAATTTTACTTTAGAAGCTAGATTATCAGGAAGTAATGGAGTTGAAAATTACGATGGTCGCTTCTTTAATGAAAATATAGTATATAATTACAAAGAAGCTAGTGATAATTATACCTATGATGATACAGTATTTTTTAATACTTCATTTGATACTGTAGATAGTGCTGCAGAAAGCTTTTTTGATAAACAAGAAAATTTAGTAGGAAAAATATTTGTTAAAAATACATCTGTAGCAGATAACACTCCATCAGTAAAAGAGCTAACAGATACTTTAACTTATATATCAGGCAAATATAATAGCACTATATGTGATGAACTTTCTACTTCGGTAAACAATTTTGATATATTTTATGATACTCTCTTTATACAAACTAGCTCTTTTCTAGTTATAGAAAAGACTCTTTTTAAAGAAAATAAATTTATATCGCCTAGGACGTTTACTAATTCTTTAGCTATTAATACTACTGATATCGATAAAGTAAGTAATAGACTAAAAGTAGATAATGATGTTTTTTATTGCAGAATGGCTAATACTCAAAACTTTAATCAGCCTTTTAGTAATATGTTACTGTATCCTGAAGTATATAGATATAGCTATATAGATGAAGAAGTAACACAACTCTTTCCATCAACAGTTAACCCTGTAGCTTCTTCAGCTCTTTATTTTAATCTTTCTACAGTAGATAACGTCTATGTTGAAACCAGCACCCCTGTTTTAACTTATAGTTCAGATAATGAGCAATTTAATTTAGCAGTTTTAATTAAAGATCAAAATAAAGGTCCTTTATTAGTAAATTATTTGTTTGAGTTTAAAGATACTATACGTTTTCTGAATTCAGAAACTTTTGTTAATACGAATAGCAAAAATACTACTGATTTTGTTTCATCTTCAGGAACTCTTGACATATTTACTTTATCAAAACCTCTTACCTCTCAAATACCAACATTAGAAATTGATACTTCTAGTTATTCCACAGGACTATCAGCAGCTAACTTAATATTATGAATAAACATACATTATCAATATCTACTACAGAGTCTAATTTTGGAAATAAGATAGTTCTTGATACTTTAGACTTATTTGATTATACTGAAGTTACATTAGACTTAACAGGAGTATATTCAGAAATATTTCCTAATTATGTTAGTATAGACTGGGGAGATAAATCTCCAGTAGAAGAACCTGATATTGAAATTTTTAGAGATTACAAAACTCAATCTATTTTTCCTGAATTAACAGGAACAATAAAACCAAAATTTTTAGATACTCCATATAGACATAAATATGAACCTTCAACTTTTGCTCTTAATAAATCGGTAATATTTAAAATTAATATAGGTTATATTACCGGAGAAACTACTCAATTAAGTGCTCCTATTAATATAAGAACCGAGAGTTATTATGAAACGGTAGGGGATATGGATTTGATAGGAGTTGACTTAATTAACAAGCAAAATAATATTTCCCGTTTTACTATGGTTACAAAAAATGAAGATTACATAGTTCAACTAGATAACAAATCTTATAAAGGAGATTAGGCATAAATATTATCAATGGGATTTCTAGTTAAATCGAGTCTAAGTGCATTAAGTTCATGCCCAGCTGAACTTTGTCCTAAGGATGTTAGTTTGAATCAATTTTCTCGTACCTTTAATGGTAGATTTAATCTAAATTTTATTGATGCTTTGTCCGGCTCTCAAAGTTTTAAAAATTTAAATTTTACTAATTTCTATTTAACTGATTCTATTTTATTAGATGAAGTAACTACTTTTAAACAAACAAAAATTAAACCTTCTAAATTTTCTACTACCTTAAATTTTGCTGAAAGTGGCGGTAAATACTTAACTTTTAAACCTGCTCTTACAGGTTCATTTAAAGAGAGTAATAATTTTGTAAACTATGGATTTTTTGGCGGTACTGCTTATACAAGTGTTTTATCTAATGCTAATAATTTCGAAATAGATATTATAGATGATTTTACATGCAGAGTATCAGTATTAATAGATAATTTAAGATATTACTTAGTAGTAAGTAACGATGTTGATATTTATAGTGAAAACGGTTTACCTTCTAAACCAGTTCTTTTTGTATCCCAAAATAAATTAAATTTATCTGATTTTAATCTTGAATACAATTTCTTAAAATATCTTAATTTTAGCTATTTAAATTTATATTCTACAAAAACTGTTGAGATACCTACTGATAGAGATGTAAAATATAGTATACAAAGTGATGGAAATAAGCTTATAGCTACCCCTATAGAAAGTTCAAATTTATTAGATTTAAACTTTCCTACATCAAGAGCTATAAAGTTAAGTCAAGATGTAAATCTTAATATACCGTCTCCTTATAATACTTCTTTTATTACTTATAATAAAGAAGGTAAAATTGATAAAAGTAAAAGTGACTTTAATTTACCTTCTAATTATCTCCTTTATAGTTCTTCAAATAAGCCATGTCAAGATTTTAACATTATAAATCTTAAAAATATTGTAAACACTCAAGACGCTTTTACCTCTTCTAATAATTTACTTTCTACCTCTTCTTCTACTGTTTTTTCTCAAGACTTGAGAACATATACTTCTATTTTTAATGATATAGATAATGAAAAAAATGAAGTACTCGCTTTAAACTATGTTTATAATAATTTTGATATTTTAATAAAACCTGGAACTACATTATTTGAAACTCCTTCTTCTATGGAACCTTTCAATCATCTAAATATTAACGATACTAAATTTACTGATTGTGGAGCTTTTTCATTTACTAGACCAGATTTATCTGATAGGGTTTATCAGTTTGATGATGATTCAGTAAAAAAAGATAATGTTACTTACTTATGTACGTGGTTATCTGGAGCTATAGGAGAAAGAGGAATATGGGTAGATAGATATTATTATCCTGATCTAGTTTCTAAAGAAACTGCTTTAGCTAGTAGTCCTAGTTTCGATGTAACATATGATCAACAAGTTGAAAATTTAATTAAAACAAATTCTTCTCTTAAAACTTCTGTTACTAATAAATTATATTTTGATAAAAAGAGTGATTTAATTTTTGAGCCTCAAAAAAGATATAGATATGAAAGGGTTTCGAAAAAAGATTTTTTAACTAAATCACCTACTAATTTTTGTGATACTGCTTCAATAGGTAAAAAGGTCAATAATTACTTTACTTCAATTAACGATAATGGAGGATTTGCATTAGGTTTTACTATACAAAATGATTCCGGAGACTTTACTCTAGGTTCTAGAAGTAATATGATTGATGGAGGTTTTGATATTTCACTAAAAGGTAATAAAGTTACATTTGAATTTAAACTTTTTGATAATAGTACTACTGGATCAATTACTAATGAATTTGGAGAAGTAATTAAAGATGTGCCTATTAGTGATAGATTAGCTAAAAATACTTTCAATTTTAATTTTAACGTTAATTTATTTGAAAAAAATAATATTTTCTTATCATTTAACTCTATACTGGGCATATGTAGATTATATTTAAATGCTGATGAGATATTTTCTTTTGAATTAAATGCTTATCAAATGTTTACAAAGAAAATTTTGTTTGGTGATATTTTTATAAAAGGAGGTGATGAAGATCCT